GGGCGCATGGGCAATCTTGGTTTGCGAAGACGGCACGAATTGGGTTGTGATGGCCGGCAACTAACCTGGCGGGGGCTTCGGCCCCCGACTTTTATGCCCATCATCTATCTGCGTCACCCGCGCCACGGCGAGAAAGTTGCCATCTCGGACATGGAAGCGGAGTATGATGAACAAAACGGCTGGGCGCGCTATACTCCCGGTGAGTCTCAGCCCGAGCCAGTGAACGAACTGCGCCCGCGTCGTCGCCGGGAGGCCAAGGATGCAGAGCTACTTTGACGTCGTAACGGATTCCGGCAACCGCCCCATCGCGGGGGCCGAAGTCTTTGTTTACAACTACAACGGCACACTAGCAACAATTTACAGTAGCGCTGACATCTCAACAACGGTGCTGTCTAGTGCTGGCACGCCGTACATCGTAAGTCAAGAGCTTCTTGGTCCGATCAGCAACCCGATCACCACGGGCGCTGACGGAAAGTACATATTTTTTGCTGCAAATGGCATCTACACGATTGTCATTACCGCAGCCAACTATGACTCCCGCACGCTGACAATTGAACTTAACGACTCTACGCCGCCGCCTGTCGTAAACGTGGCGTTTGCGACTAACTCGTCTGCGCCCAACACGTCAACTTATGCGGTGTCTATGACGCCATCCACCTCGGTAGCAAACACTGATTTAGTGTTGCAGCCAAAAGGAGATGGCGCATTACTGGCACAAGTTCCTGACAATACGACAGCAGGCGGAAACAAGCGCGGGGCTAACTCTGTAGACTGGCAAACAGAGCGTGGGTCTGCTGATCAAGTAGCAAGCGGCAACATTTCGGTCATTTCAGGTGGGCAAGAGAATAAGGCTTCTGGTGTTTATTCGTTTGTCGGCGGCGGGCGGACAAACACAGCCTCTACTAGCACAGCAGTTGTTGTTGGAGGTAGTTCAAACATTGCCTCGGGCGGCGGGTCTTTTGTCGGTGGCGGCTCATACAACGAGGCACAAGCACTAAGTTCATTTGTTGGCGGCGGGCTCTCTAATTGGTCAAGTGGCACTTATGCTTCAACTGTTGGTGGCTATCTCAACGCAGCATCTGGCACATATTCGTTCATTGGAGGCGGCGTCTCCCATACTGCTGACTCCTCGTATTCTGTAATCTCTGGCGGAGGTTACGGAACGACTAGAGGTATTGATGGGTACCACGCTTTTCCCGCTTGTGTTGCTCCGGTATCTGCTTCAGTTGGAGCATCGCAAGGCGGTCTGCTTGTTCTTGGCAGACAGACGACTAACGCAACACCTGTTGTATTGCGCTCAAACACATCTGCTTCTGCTGGTGCGACCAATCAGGTCATTTTGCCAAATAACTCTGCGTTTTATTTCCGTGGCTCTGTCATTGCAAATGTCACCGGCGGAGGCAACACAAAGTCATGGACGTTTGACGGACAGATCAAGCGGGGTGCTAACGCTGCTGCTACGACGCTGACGGGATCGACGGTCACAAGCCCGTATGCTGACGCTGGAGCGTCTACCTGGGCGGTGGCGCTATCGGCTGACACCACAAACGGTGGATTGTCAGTAACGGTTACGGGTCAGGCTAGCACCACGATTCGCTGGGTCTGCAAGATTGAGACAACGGAAGTGAGCTACTAACATGACTGTCCTAACGCTCAGCGGCAACGAAGCTACGGCTGGGGATCTTATTAACGGCGCGCTTCGTCTGCTTGGTCAATTAGCAGAAGGCGAAACACCTTCGGCTGCGACATCTGCGGATGCGCTTCTCGCTCTCAATGAAATGATTGAGTCGTGGAACACTGAGCGGCTTGCAGTGTTTTCAACGCAAGATCAAGTGTTCAGTTGGCCGGCCTCAACGATCAGCCGCACGCTTGGGCCTACGGGTAACTTTGTAGGCAACCGGCCTATTCTTGTCGATGATTCAACTTACTTCAAAGACCCAACGACCGGCGTCTCGTACGGTCTAAAGCTCATCAATCAACAGCAGTACAACGGTATTGCGCTTAAGACTGTAACCAGCACCTACCCGCAGGTCATGTGGGTCAACATGACGTTCCCCAACATTGACATGTACATCTATCCAGTACCTACGCGGGTGCTGGAGTTCCATTTTGTGTCGGTGCAAGAGCTGACGCAACCGGCTGTGCTTGCAACGCCAATTCTGTTTCCACCAGGCTATTTCCGCTGCTTCCGGTACAACTTGGCGTGCGAACTGGCGCCTGAGTTTGGTGTTGAGCCGTCACGGCAAGTCTCGCGGATTGCGATGACGTCCAAGCGCAACCTGAAGCGCATCAACAATCCTGACGACCTGATGTCGATTCCGTACTCGATTGTCGGAAGCCGTCAACGCTACAACATCTACGCCGGCAATTTCTGATGAAAACTCCGATTCTAGGCGCGTTTTACGTTGCGCGTAGCATCAACGCAGCAAATGACCGCTGCGTAAATTTGTTTCCTGAAGTTGTACCTGAAGGTGGCAAAGAAGCCGCGTTTTTGCAGCGTGCCCCAGGCTTAAAGCTTATCACGCCTACTGTTGGCGGTTCGCCGGTCGCTACGCTTGATGATGGCCCGGTGCGCGGCTTGCACGTCTACAAAGACAAGCTCTACGTTGTGACCGCGCAAGCAGCCGCCACGCTGCCGTATCCTCAGACAAAATTGTGGGAGCTGGATAGCAACTATGCCGCAACGCTGCGCGGCACAGTGTCGTCTGACGTCGGCACAGGTCAAGTAACAATGGCCGACAACGGCACGCAGATGTTCATTTCATTTGGCAACACTGCGGGCACGTCATACATCTACAACAACAGCACCACAGCGTTTGCGCAGATTACAGATGTTGACTTTCCCGGCGCCTCGTCAGTTGGGTTTATTGATGGATACTTTGTCTTTAGCGAACCCAACAGTCAAAAGCTATGGGTGACGTCACTGCTTGACGGCACTTCCGTAGACCCATTGGATTTTGCCAGTGCTGAAGGCGCGCCGGACAACATCTTGGCCGTGCTTGTCAGCAACCGTGAGATATGGGTGTTTGGCACCACGTCGACTGAGGTCTGGTACAACGCTGGCGGGCCTGACTTTCCGCTGGAGCGCATCGCTGGCGCCTTTAACGAACTCGGGTGCGCCGCACGGTTTTCCCCGGCCAAGTTGTCTAATCGAGTATTTTGGTTGGGCCGTAACGCGCAAGGCCAAGGGATTGTCTATCAATCCAACGGCTACATCGGCGTTCGCATTAGCACGCACGCAATTGAGTATGAAATTCAATCGTACAGCACGATTGAAGATGCCATTGGCATGGTCTACCAGCAAGACGGCCATCAATTTTACATCTTGACGTTCCCGACCGCCGGCAAGACTTGGGTGTACGACCTATCGACTGAGCGTTGGCATGAGCGCGCGGCTTGGCAAAACGCTGCGTTTACGCGGCACCGCGCCAACTGCATTGCTGCGTTTAACGGCAAAATTATTGTTGGTGACTACATCAATGGCAAGCTCTATCAACTTGATCTTGACACCTACGCAGATGACTCAGAAATTCAGCGTTGGGTGCGGTCATGGCGGGCGCTGCCAACAGGGCAAAACAATCTGAAGCGCACAGCGCAACATAGCCTACAGCTTGACTGCGAAGCAGGTGTGGGGCTAGTAACAGGTCAAGGCGACAATCCTCAAGTCATGCTTCGCTGGTCGGATGACGGCGGTCACACCTGGTCTAACGAGCACTGGCGTTCGCTAGGTGCTATCGGCGAGACGGGCCAGCGTGTCATCTGGCGGCGGCTTGGCATGACGCTAAAACTGCGCGACCGGGTGTACGAGCTAAGCGGCACAGACCCCGTGAAGATTGCCATCATGGGCGCTGAGTTACAGGCGAGCGGAACCGATGCCTAACCCACAGCCGTTTCGTATCCCCGCGCAGCGAGTGCCGCTGCTAGAAGACGGCACTAACAACATTATGTCGCGCGAGTGGTATAGGTTTTTTAACCGCAAGCCACGTCATGGCTCGTTCTACGACACCACGACCCACACGGCAGCGCTGACAAACACGGCGTATGCGCTGACGCTTAACACAACGGTCACGGCGTTTGGCATCAATCGCGGCACGCCCACATCTCGAATTGTCGTGCCCGACACTTCCACATACAACTTTTCGTTTTCGGCTCAGCTTGACAAGACGTCTGGCAGCGACGGCAACGTCTACATTTGGGCGCGCATAAACGGCGCTGACGTACCAGACTCTTCCAGCCGGGTCCGTATAAAAGGTAACAATTCTGAGCTTGTAGCCGCATGGAACTTTATGGTAGACATGCAAAGCAACAGCTACTTTGAGCTAATGTGGGCAGTAGACGACACGTCCATACAAATTTTGGCAGAGCCCGCAACAGCGTTTTCTCCTGCTATTCCATCAATTATCTTGACCGTTTTTGAGGTGTCGCTATGAGCGCATCGCTGTCGGCAGTGCCGAAACTTCAGTTTTTTGACAACAGCGGCAACCCGCTCGTTAACGGCAAACTGTACACCTATGCTGCGGGCACAACCACACCGCTTGCAACGTACACTGACTCAACTGCTTCGACGCCAAATACCAACCCAATTATTCTGAACTCGCGCGGCGAAGCCAATGTCTGGCTTGCCAGCACGTCATACAAATTTGTGCTGAAGACGTCAGCGGATGTAGAAATCTACACAGTTGACAACATCACCAACGCCATCAACACCTCGCAGATTCTTGCTGCGGGGGGCAGCGCAGCCAACCCAGCGTACACGTTTGCGTCCGATAGCGATACGGGCATGTACTTGGCCGCCGTCGGACAACTTGGGTTGACGGTGAATGGCGTGCCGGTGATGCGGTCTACCAGTACAGCTATGACGATTGGTCAGAGCGGTGGCTCGGCTGACGTTAACGTCACGCTGTACGGCGACTTGACTCAGACTGGTGACATCACTCAATCCGGTACCTACGGGCTGACAGGTAACTTCAACCAGTCAGGTACCTATGCGTTGACCGGCAGCATGACTGGTACAGGGACTGTTCGACTAGCCGCTGGAACCGCAGGAGCGCCCGCGTTTTCGTTTACCGGCGACAATGACACGGGCGTCTATTCTGTGGCCGCAGGCGAGATCGGCGTTGCGGTCAACGGCACGCCAGTGTTGCGGTCCACGCCGACGGCCATGACGATCGGCCAAACTGGCGGGTCAAACGATGTCAATATCACGCTATACGGCGATCTTGGCATTTCTGGTAGCGCTCAAACGCCGTCCGTTGCTGTGACGTTTAGCGCCACTGCAATGACCGTTAACTGTTCGCTGTCTAACGTGTTCACAACCACGTTTACAGCAAACGTCACCACAGCGCCAACGCTGAGCAATCCTTCTGACGGGCAGACCATCAACTGGTTTATCACGCAAGACGCTACTGGCGGGCGGACGATGACTTGGCCGGCGTCTTTTAGATGGGCGGCAGGCTCGCCTACTACATTGACGACAACCGCCAACGCGGTGGACATGCTAGTTGCCACCTATCGTAGCGGGCCCAACGCTTGGTACGCCACGTTGATGAGGAACTTCACATGACGTTCTTAGCGCGGCCTACCGCTGGCGTAGCGCCGGAAACCGATCTTGTTACAGGTGTCGGAAGCACGACGCCGTACATTTACGCGCACGCTTGGAACTCTGGTTTTGGAACGCAATACGCTAATCCGTCAGTCGCGCTAAGCGGAATTGTGTTTAACGCAAGTTTTTCGCCTTCAGGGCAAACGCTCTTAATTTCTGTTTCAGTAGGCCCGCCATACGTCATAGCGTATAAGTGGTTGCCAGGGTACGGCGCTAAATATACAGACCCGGCGTCTTTCCCCGCGTCAACTGTAACCGTCGGTATTTTCTCGCCGCAAGAAAATGCAACAGCTTTTTCTATTGATGTCTCGCCTTACGTTGTAGCCTATCCGTGGACAACCAGCGGCGGATTTGGAACCATATACTCTAACCCAGCAACGCTACCTACTGGATACGCGCGAGGCATAGCGTTTTCGCCTGCGGGGAATGCGGTGGCGGTAGCGCACGACACATCTCCTTATGTGACTGTGTACGCATGGAGCGCGTCTACAGGCTTCGGTGCTAAATACGCCGATCCAAGTACGCTGCCCGCAGGCGATGGCCGAAGTGTTCGCTTTTCAAACGATGGCAGTTCAATTATCGTAGGGCATCTTAATTCACCATATGTGTCTGCCTACGCTTGGAACGCTTCAACAGGATTTGGTGCTAAATATAGCGACCCGGCGTCGGCGCTAACGTCGGCGGTATCTGGAATTGATTTTTCCCCTAGCAACGGCGTCATTGCGCTTAGCCTTAGTAACTCTTCGCCGTCCTTAGAAGCATACCCTTGGAGTTCATCTACAGGATTTGGCACAAAATATAGCGGGCCGGCTACAGTGGGTTCTGTAGCAAGAGAAGTAGCTTTCTCGCCGGACGGTAAAAATATTGTTGTTGCCACCAGTTCGCAAACTTGCGTTTTTCCGTGGAGCAATAGTTCTGGCTTTGGCACTATATACACTCCGCCTAGCGCTTTGCTTAGCAGCACTTATAGCGTAGCGTGGAGGCCCGCGTGATTGCGGATCATATCCAACGCCTGAACTTGCCGCCTGCCGCAGCCGCATGGCTGTTGGACGTCTGGGAAGCGTTTCAACTGCTAGACGACGTTGTAGACGGAGACAAACCAATCGAACGAGCGCGCTTGGATACCGGAATCTACATGCTTCTGGTACGATTGCCGAGCAACCCGTTTTACCTTGTCAACGCGCAGGCGCTGTCTACGATGCTGGCAAGTGCAGTCAT